ATGCCTAAAATCGTTAAACCGCTCACGTTGGGGCAAGTTAAAGCTGCTCGCCCAAAGGATAAACTGTATAAGCTGCCTGACGGCGGCGGGCTTGCGCTGTGGGTGCTGCCTACTGGTGGAAAGTCGTGGCGGCTAACCTACACGCGGCACGATGGTAAACAGGACACGCTCACGCTTGGGTTGTACCCTGATTTTTCGTTGGCAGATGCGCGAGATTGGCGGGCGGAAATTCGCGGAAAATTGGCGCGGGGCGAAAACCCGAAAAGCGTGTCTGATGATGTGGGCGCGGCATTTCGTTTTGAAAGTCGACTGTCGCAATGGTTTGAGGTTTGGTCGGCGCAGGGTGGGAAAGAGGGCAGTGGGAAAAATCCAAAGTACGCAGCGCAGGTGCTGGCGGCGTTGTCGGATAATGTGCTGCCTGACTTCAAAGGACGTGATGTGCGGGCAATCACTACGGCGGAAATTGTGGCTTCGCTGCGCAAGATGGAGGCGCGTGGTGTGCTGGAATATCTGCGCCGTGTGAAAACGAGTTTGGGACTGTTCTTTGACTATTTGGTGGCGGATGGCACGATTGCAGCAAACCCCGTGCGTGTGATTGGTTCGCAGGTGTTCAAGGCGCATCGTGGGGCGCATTTTGCGGCTTTAAAGCCTGATGATTTGCCGCTACTGGTGGAGAAGCTGGAAACGGCTGGCGTATCGCTGCGCGTGCGCTTGTTGATTTACTGGCAGCTTTTGACGATGACGCGCCCAAATGAAGCGGCGCACGCGCAATTTGCCGAGATTGATTTGGATAAGGGGCTGTGGGAAATTCCGCTTTCGCGCATGAAAACGCGCGAACACGTTGTGCCGCTCTCCCCTGCCCTGCTGGGGCTGTATGACGAGATTAGGGCAATCAATGTGAATGGGGTGTATTTGTTTGAGGGGCTGGGTTTTGCGCGCCCTATGTCGGTGGAAACGGCGCGTATCAATTTGCGCGGCAAAATGGGGCTGGACACAACGGGGCATGGCTTGCGGGCGTTGGCGCGGACGTATTTGCGTGAGCGGTATCAAGTGCCGCGTGATGTGGGCGAATTGCTGCTGTCGCACGCGGTGGGCGATAAAACGGAGCGGGCATACAGCCGTTTGGAATTGTTGGACGAGCGGCGGCATTTTCTGGCGTTGCTTGGCGATGATGTGATGGCGTTACGGGCGAAGTTTCGCTGTGATAAATAATTTTAGGCAGCCTGAAAATGGCTGCCTTTTTTAATATCCAAGGGCTTTGTCGCGCAGGCGGATAACTTCGTCGCGGTTATACAAGTTGGTTGTGCCTACGCGGATGGGCGGGGGAATTTTGCCATCGCGCGTGCGCTTCCAAATGGTTGTATCGCAGGGTTTTTGCCCTTTGATTGCCCATAATTCTTTAACTTGGTCTTTGGTAATCAGGTTTTTCATATCATCTCTTTCATAAACTGCGCGGCAATTTTGGCTTCTCGCGCTTCTAGATTTCTGCCTATGGATATGCCTGTCTGCTGTTCGGCTTGCTGGCATAACCAACGGGCGTAGTTGGCTGCGCTGCTGATGGTTTGCGGGGCTCCCCATTTTCGCCATTGTGGGCTGCGCAAATCGGGGATGCTTTGGGCGCGTTGGATTTCTGCGCTTTCATTGTCTGATTCCGCGATGCGATACAAGTGTTCGCTGATGGCTAGCACGGCGGCGCGTAGCTCGTTTTCTTTGACATGGTGGCGTTTGGCGCACGCTCGCAGGCTTTCGCCTTTTAGGATGGCAAACAGGCTGTTGCGCACGGCTTCGGGGGCTTCAAATAGGCTGGCTACTTGGTCGCGGATTTCTACACCGACTTGGTGGCAAAAGATGGTGGCGGCGGTTTTTTTATTTACGAGTTGCAGTGCGCCATAGATGATGTAGCTTAGTTCTTTGAGCGGGGATAGCACGGCGCGGCGTTGGTTAGGGGATTGCTCGCGGGTGGTTGTCTCGTTGTCTATGGCGGCGACGGCTTGGTCTAGGATGTCCAGCCAGTAGCTGCGGCGCGGGTTTTGATACAAGCCCCAAATCATGCAGATGTAGCGGATGCAGAATATTAGCCGCTCAAAGCTGGCGCGGCTGTCGGCGATGTTGCGGCAGTACACAAGGTCGTTGTAGTAGCCCCAGAATTTGCGGCTTTCTTCGTCTATTTGCTCGGGGGTGTATTGCTCGCCGTGGGCTTGCTGTTGGCGCAATGTGGCGATAGTTTTTTGTGCTAGGCTTTGGCTGCGCTGGATGGGCTTTTTGTAGGCGCGGTCTATGGCTTTGCTTTTTTTGGCTTTGCGCTGGGCGGCGAGTATTTGGGATGCGCTGGGGGATTTCATGGGGTGTCCTTTCAGGCTGCCTTGGGTGGTTCGGTCAGGGGTTGCCAGTGTGTAATTGTTTCGCTAAGCGCTGCTGTTTCCCAATTCCACCTTTCTTCGTGATATTTTGTCTCAATGCGCGTTGCAAAACCAAATACACCATCCGTCCACACAACCAACACTTCTTTGTTCAATTCAGGCAGCTTATCTTCCACGCTTATCCATGCGGATTGTTCGGCGCGGGCTTGCCAGCCTTCCCATTTGTACTGTGTACCAAGGCGGCTGTATTCGTCGCCCACTCGTTCCGTTTGCGGGTTGGTTGGATACAGTTCATCCATCCACGCCTCAAACGCGGCGCGTTCTTTCTCGATTTGTTCGGGTGTCATTACACATCCTCCTCTTTCACAAATACCCCATCACGCATCACGCCACGGCGCTCTTTGATTTCATCGTAGGATTGCGCGATACAGTCTTCTATCTGCAAGCCGTTCTGTGCGGCCAAGATAGTCAGCACGACTACGCAATCGCCGATACTGTCAGCGATACGGCGGCGCGGGCGGCCACGGGAAATATCGGCGGCCAGTTCGCCGGTCTCCTCTACGAGCTTGGCCAGCTGGCGGAAGCTATCGCTACCAGAAATAAGGTTGCGAGTTTCTGCCCATTCGCGGATTTGGGTAAATGTTTTCATGATTGCTCCTGATAATCGTGTAAAAGGTTGAACGCAGTCGCCATTACGACAGGGTCTTGGCCGTTGCCAACGGCTTTAAGCCGCTGCTGCCAATCGGGAAATTCATCATCCACTCCGCAAAAGACGGGGTCAGGTATATCGGGTCGGAGAAGGATGTCCTCAAACCTTCTGATGCTTTCGCTCCGCGATACTCCGGGCTGCCCCTGTATCTCGCCCGCCCCGCCCCTTTGTATTCGTTCGCGCCGATGGTCGGTATCCTGAATGGCGGCGTAAATCCATACGCGCTCGCGTTTGTGGATGTTTCCACAGTCAGCACTTCCAAGCACCAGTGGGGGCTTGGGTCGGTAGCCGAGCCTGCCGAGCGTGCGGTAAATTTCGATAACGGCAGGGCTGGTGAGGATGCCGGGGACGTTTTCAAAAAAACAGATTCGCGGTTGTACAGCCTCAATCGTTTTGACAATTTCAGCGAACAGGTAGCGTTCGTCGTCTGTGCCCTTGCGTTTGCCAGCCAGGCTGAAAGGCTGGCAGGGGAATCCGCCTGTGAGCACGTCGATGGCACTGGCGTATTCTGAGGCGTGGTGCCGGTTAAATTCTGCGATGTCTCCATAAATATTTCCTTGATGAAACCAGCCGTCTGCAATCCGCTGGCGGATGACGGCTTGGCAGTATTCGTCTTTCTCAACGTATGCGGCCGTTTCCCAGCCAAGTATCAGCGAGCCGTAGATGCCGCCGCCTATACCGCTGAACAGGGATAGTTCGCGCATTTCAGGTAGCCTCCTTCATGAAGGTAAACCAATGCGTTCGTTTGTGTTTCATGGTGGTATGCCCGAACAGCGGCTGTTGGTTGGTCAAAGCCAATATCTCCTTCACGGGGATTTGGTTTTCGTTCCATTTGAAAATCAGTATGCCGCCGTCTTCCAGCACTCGGAAACACTCGGCAAAACCTTTGCGGATGTCGTCGCGCCAGTCGTTTCCAAGTCGTCCATATTTGAGTACCAGCCATGATTTTTTGCCGGCGCGGACAAGGTGCGGTGGGTCAAAAACAACTACTTTGAACGTGCCATTAGCAAAAGGGAGATTGCGAAAGTCAAGGCGCACATCGGGGTGGATTTCGAGGTGGCGGAGATATTGACGGTCTTTGAGCAGGTGGCTTTCGATGCGCAGGTCGCCAAACAGACAACGCTGGTCTTGCTTGTCAAACCACATCATGCGACTGCCGCAACAAGGGTCTAGAATAGGTTGCATTTCAAATTGTTTTTTGCACGCTTGTTGTTCGGGTGTCATTTTTGTTGCTCCTGTTTCATTGCTGCATCAATCGCATCACGGTCATAAACATAATTTCGGCGGTAATAATCTTCTTCGCCAACATTGATACCCGAGTTTTCTAATAGCCAGTCCAGCCGCACGGTGTCGGGGTGAGGGATAAGTTCAAGGCTCTCTGTATGCTCCTGTGAAACTCCCTTTGTATGTTCCCAACGGATGATGTAGCTGTATTGATTGCTGCCAGCGTCAACGACTAAACCTAATGTCTTGTTCGGGTGCATTCGGCTTTTAACCATGTCGCCAAATTTAAATTGTTGGGTCATTTGGGTTCTCCTGTTTCGTGAATGGTTTTGCGCTGTTTGAGCACTAGGGCTTTGAGTTGGGCGCGCATGGGTTTTTGCAGGCGTTTGGGGTATTGGTTCAGGCGGCGGTAGATTTCGATGATTTGCATTGCTTTATCCTGTGGTTGAGCATGGCGCGGGCGATAAAGGCGCGGCGCAGGCTCGGCGGTTGGTGTTTGTAGCCCCAGCGGTTGAGGGTTACGGCTACGGCGCGGGGGACGGCTATCAGGTTGTCGGGGGAGTCGTTGCAGCGGTCGCCGTCGATGTGCAGGACGATGTGGCCGACGGGAACGCTGTCGAGAACAAGGCGGCCGCGCGGTACCCAGCCGTTTTCGGTTTTGACTTCGATGCCGTCTCGGGTTTTGCGTTCGCTGCCGACGGGGCGCTCTTTCCAGCATTTGTTGCCTTTTTGAAAGCCGTTTACAGGTTTGGGCATGATGCCTTTGGTGCCTTTGTTCCAAGGGATTTGCCCTTTTTTGAATTGACCGGCGTTCATTCGAGTTTCTCTAATAGCGGGCTGTTGATGCCGCGCCCGACCATTTCGGCGGCGGCAAGGGTGAGGCGGCCGGTTTCGATGATGTCGCCACTGACCAGGTGGACGGCGCGGGCGCGTTCGATTTCGGCATTCATGCGTTCGGTGTCTTCGGGGTCGAGCCTTTCGAGACGGTCGAGTTGGTCGAACAGGGCGTCGGTGAGGCGTGCGATGCTCATAGCTGCTCCTTCAGTTGGCGGTATTTTTCGGCGATGGCGGCTTCTTCGCTGGCGGTGGGTTTGCTTTGTTTTTGGTTTTTCAGGGCAATCAGGCGGTTTACGCGCTCTTGGCCGATTTTGTCTTCAAGCCAGCGGGCGGCTTCGGGGACGTCTTTGGAATACCAGTAGTTGTGGCAGTGGTGGCACAGGGCGGCGGCGTTGTCGGGGTCGAAGCGGATGTTGTAGTGGCGGCGGCTGAAGTGGTGGCTGCATTGCAGACCGGTGCTTTTGGCTTCGTACTGTTTGCCGCAGCGCTCGCACCGGTAGCCTGCACGGGCGCGGATGTAGTCGGAAAAGGCGGCGTCGGCGGGGGTGCGGGTAAATTCTTCAAACACTTTTTTGCCTTCGTCATTTAGGGCTTTTTCCTGCTTTTTGATGTGGGCGGCGGTTTCAACCAACAGGTCGTACAGGGCGGTTTGCTTGAATTTTTTGGCGTCGCGCTGCCATGTTTTCAGGCTGCTTAGGATTTGCTCGGTGGGGCTTTGGTCTTTAACGGTGATAACGGTCATTGCGGGGTTCCTATGCTTCGGGTTTTCAGGCTGCCTTTTTTGCTTTCATTTTTCGTAATTGCTCATTGATTTTTTCCACTTCGCCCGCAATGCTATCAATCGCGGCGAAGGCGAGATATTGCGTTACGTCCTCTACTTTTGTTCCTTTTTCTAGCTTGCTCGGAAGTGGTTTGTTTGATTGGATAACAACGCTAATTTTGCTATCTGTTTCTATGATTATGATGCTGGTTTGCATATCAGTTCCCTGCTCCTTAACTTCACTAAACTTTTCCAAAAATTCACACATCGGGCGCCCCCAAATTTTGCTATCTGCGCCGCGATATACGGCTTGCTCTCTGCAAGGCAACGGTGAGTAGGCGGATAACGATATCGCGGCGGATCACTTGCAAGCCGTTGGCGGCGGCAAACATGGCTAACATGCAGGCGAACAACAAGACGACATCGTGTTGGCTGTCAATTGTCATCCCGATAATAAGCCAGCCGTTAATTATTATCAGCAGCGCATAAAAAACCATCTGGGCGCGCTCCTCCGTGCGGGCCAGCCGCCATGTGCTTTTTAAATTCATGTTTATGTTCATGTTTTCAGGCTGCCTTAAATCTAAAAGGGGATATCGTCGTCAATATCCGCTGCGGGTTGTACGGACGCGGCAGACTGTGCGCCTTGCGCTCGCGGTTGCGGCGGCGCGGGTGGTGCGCTGGATTGTGTGCTTGGTGCGGGATGCGGATTGTCGTTGCGCCCGCCCAGCATTTTCATTTCGTTGCCGATAATCTCGTAGGCGGTGCGTTCTATGCCTTGTTTGTCGGTGTATTTGCGGCTTTGGATTTTGCCTTCCACGCAAACTAGGCTGCCTTTTTTCAAATACTGCCCCGCTATTTCGGCAAGGCGGCGATACAGCGTGATGGCGTGCCATTCGCTGCGCTCTTGGCGTTGCCCGCTTTGGTCTTTCCAGCTTTCGCTGGTGGCGATGGAAAAGTTGCATACGGCATCGCCGTTGGGCATATATCTAACTTCGGGGTCGCGCCCCAAATAGCCGACAAGGATTACTTTATTGACTGTCATAACGTTGTCTTTCTATATATTTCAGTAGGCTTTTTACTCCACGTCGTGTTGCGCCGCCGCGAATAGTCCACCTGCCTGTGCTGGGATAAAAATCAATTTTTGGCGTGGTATTGATAACAAGATGAATACCGAAATTTTTACTTTCAAAATCAACGTTATTTGCTTTAAGCAACTCTGTTGATTGGATTAAGTTGTTGTGCCGTTTCTCTTGTTTGGCTTTTCTAAAATCTCGCCAAATTTCGCTTTCTTCCATTTAGTCGCTCCGTGTCGGCGACACGAATGTCGCCAACATCTGATTTAATAATTCACGCTCAAATGCGCCACTTTGCCATTTACCACGTTCAGCAAAAATGCTTTGGCGGCAGCTTCGTCAATGCCGCATTCCAGCATGGCGGATAAGATGCTGCGATTGACGGCGCGTTTGTGTTCAATATCGGCGGCGCGTTGTTCGGCGGCGATGCGTTCGGCGTTTTGTTTTTCCAACTCTGCCAGCGCGGCTTGCTTTTCACGCTCTGCTTGTTCAGCTTGCAGTTGCGCTTCAATCTTGGCACGTTCGGCGGCTTCGCGTTCGGCTTTCATGGCTTGTTCTGCCTGCGCTTTGGCTTGTTCGGCGGCTTGGGCGGCAATTTGGGCTTCATAGGCGGCTTTGGCTTGCGCTTCTTGCTTGGCTTTGAGTTGGGCGATTTCGGCTTGTTGGGCTTCGCGCTGTTCGGCGGCAACAATGGCTTGTTGCAGATGTTGGATAACATCGGCGGCGCGGTTTTGTACGCGCTCGTTTTCGTGGTTTGACAACTGTTGCGCTTGGCTCAAATAACTTTTCAGGCTGCCTGAATGTATCCACTCACCGTTGGCATCTTGGATAGCGGTTAAACCGTCCAATTCCGCCAGCAGGCTGTCAATTTTGGCTTGCTCTGCTTTTTGGGCTTCTTCCCACTCGGTTACGGGGCGACGGATTTCATCGCGCAGGGCATCCAGTTCATCGCGCACGGTTTTGCGGTTGTCGTCCACGATTTTGATTTTGGCTTTGGCTTCGGCAACCAGTTCTTTGCCTGTTCCGTCAATCGCGGTCTTAGCTTTGGCTACGGAATAGGCAACGGATTTGAGTTTGTCGCGTCCTTTGCTGGTTGCGCCATCCACATCGGCAACTTCGGCGGTGGCTTGGGCGCGGATTTGGTTGAGGATGTCTGCCATGCCGTTTGCTTGGCTGAATGCGGATTGATACACGGCTTGTTCTACATCTACGCCTGTGTAGAGTGTGATTGTGTGGTTCATAGTAGGAGTTCTCCTGTTTGGTCGGTTGTTTGGGTGGGTTGGGTGTTGTCTGCGGGTGGTTCTACGTTTGGCTCGGAAAGAGTGGTTTCAGTCTGCGTTTGGTTTTCAGGCTGTGTTGCGCTCACGACGTTGTAATCAGCTTCAATAATCTCGCCATAGGCAAAGGCGGCGTTTTGTTGGTCTATGCCTGCTTCGGCTTGTTCGTCCAGCCCGACGGCTTTTTGGATTTCTATAGATACGGGCAGGTATTTGAACAAGCGGCGGATAACGGTTTTTTTCGCCATTTCTTCGTAATGGGTTTGCCACGGGCCGCTGTTGCCTGCTTTGCTTTGGGCGCGGATGGCATCTACTTGAGCGCGGCTCATGACTTCAAACTGGATGCCGCCGTCTTTTAATCGGGCGACGGCGTAAACGTGGGTTAGTCTGCCTGTGTTTCCGTCTTCGCTGGGCTTGTGGGTTAAATCTTCATGCAAGCCGTATTCGTAGCTAAAATCATCGTTTTCATATACGGCGCGGGCGGATAGGCTGACGATTTGTCCGCTGCGGCGGGCAAGGTCTATCATGCCGCGATAGCCGATAATCAGTTGCACGTTGGCGCGTCCTTGTTTGTCTTTGCCGTTGCCAAAGGGGATGAGGTAGGCGTGCCCTAGGCTGTTGCTGGGTTCTATGCCCAGTTGGGCGCATTGCATGATTGCGCCAAGGAAACTTTCGGGGCTGCAATTTGCCAAGGCGGGTACGCGGCGCATTTCGGTGGTGGCGATGCGGGCTAGGCGGTCGGCGGTCATGTGTTTGGGTAGGGCCAATGCCATTTGCGCTTTGATTTTGGCATCGCTCATTAGGTCGGCGATGGTGCGGTCGGAAAGCGGTTTGGCTTTTGCGGGGGTGATGGCGTTTTTTAGGGCTTGGGTGGACATGGTGGGTCTCCTGTTGATAAAGGGGTTGGGGTGGGGTATGATGTGCGTTCTCTCAACGAACTAAGGCGTACCCGTGTCGCCAAACACGGCTTTTTTGTGCGCGATTTTTTACATCATGCCCCGAAAACTGGGCTGCTTGATTTTCAGGCTGCCTAAAATCTATGGGGTGTGCGGTATCGGTAACGACCGCGCCCGTCTTAGTTCGGGTGAGAGCACCCCGCCCTTTTGGGCTTTTCTCTCAAATTAAAACTAAGGAGTTCGTTATGAACATCACTCTTTCTAATGTTGCCATTCGTGAACACAATGGCTTGTATTCAATCAACGATTTGCATCGCGCTAGTGGCGGTGAAAAACGTCATCAACCAAGTGATTGGCTTCGCTTAAAACAAACCATTGAATTGATTAAAGAAGCCGAGAAAACGGGAAATCCCGTTATCCTTTCAAAACAAGGCGTTGGCACTTTTGCTTGTAAAGAACTGATTTGTGCCTATGCGACTTGGATTAGTCCTAAATTCTTTTTGCAAGTTATCCGCACTTTCCTTGCTGTTCAGGAACAAGGCAGCCTGAAATCTCAAACCACTACCGACCAGCGCACGCCGCTTCGCCAAGCTGTCTCTGCCCTTGTGGGGGCGCGCGGCATTGATTATTCAACCGCTTACAAAATGGTGCATCAGCGTTTCGGCGTGGAGAAAATTGAGCATCTGCCCGCCGAACAAATCCCTGCTGCGGTGGAGTATGTGCATCGTTTAACTGTGGGCGCGTTGTCTGATGATGTGTTGCGTTTGGTGGCTTCGTTGCTGCGCCATTTGCCCTTTATGCTGGCTTATGCCAAGGAAACTCAAACGGCTGTTTATTCTTTGAAGCCTGAATTGGTGTGTAAAACGCATGACCGCTTTCAGGATGGCTATATCGCGGCAAGGCAGTTGGCTGATAGCTTGGGTTTGCCGATGTGTTCTTGGCGCGATGCGCAGTTAAATATGTTCCGTTAGGTTAGGCAGCCTGAAACTTCGGTTTCGGGCTTTTTTATTTCAGGCTCAATACGCGGGTTTCGCTTTGCTTGGTGTATTGCCGGTATAAATCAGGGTGGGCTGCCTGAAAGGCTTTGCTGTCAAAGCGGCTGCTGCTTTGGGCTTTCCATGTGAACAGGGTGTTGCCGTTTGTTTGCATGGCGGAATAGCTGCCGATTTTGATTTTGAGCAGGTCTTCCTTTGCGGCAATTTGTGCTTTGAGTTCTTTTTCCTGTGCTTTGAGTTCTCTTAATTCGGCGTAGGCGGTTAGGGTGTCGCTGTCGGCTTCGGCGGTGTCGCCGTTGTCGCTTGGGTAGAGTTTTTGGGCATCTGCGCCGTCTTGCGGTTTGGGCGGAATGCGGGGGATAACGTGGTTTTGCCAAAAGGCTTGGGCTTTTTCGGCGAGTATGGCAATCAGTTCGTCATCGCGTGTAATGTGGTATTGGCGGTATTGGTTGCCGCCAATCAGCGCGGCTAAATAGGCTTCTTGCACGTCGTAAATCCACATATACCATTGCACTTGGGCGATGTATTCAATCGGCACTTCGTCGGTGTCGTCTGCGCCCCATTCGCGGCTTTTGAATGCGCTGCTGGTTTTGATTTCTAGGATGGCTTGTAGGGTGCCTGTGTTGTCCATAATCAGGGCATCGGCGTTGGCGATTGCCCATTCGTGTTGGGGGTGTCGGCGCATTTCAGGCTGCCTGATGACGTTTGCGCCTGTGTCTTGGACAAAGCGGTCAATAATGGGGTTTTCTAGGGCGTGCCCCCAATACAGATGTTCGCCTTGCTGTTCGGGTTGGTCGGTGGTTTTGGATAAATAGACATCTAGGGCGGTTTTAAATTGGGATACGCCGATAATGGCGGCGATGTCGCTGCCGCCGCTGCCCTGGCGGCGGGGGGGGAGGGGGGCACTTATAAACGCGCTCCATTTCTTTTTGTAGGTCATAAAGTTGCGACCTTAAATCATCGTTTTCAATTTTTAAGAAATCGTTTTCTTTTTCTAATTCGTGAACGGTGTTTTCCAATTCTTCAATTTCGATTTCGGCGATATTGGTAAATTCGAGAAACTCTTTTTTGGCAGCCATATAGGCAACCCGAAAATCTTTTGTAGCCATGTTTATTCCTTCTCTAAAACGATGCCTGCGGTGGGGTCTTTGTCCCATGTTTTTTGCAATAGCAGGGCGTTGCGTTGTTGCTCGCATTGGTCGCGCAGGCGTTGGATGGGATGGGCGGCGGATGGCTCAAAGTACAAGTCGCTCGGGATGTCGCCCAGCGTGTCGCAGTCGTAGGTTTTGATGACGGGCTGCGGTTTGGGTTGTGTTTCGGGCTTGGTTGCTTGGGCGGCGCTGAATGCGCCTAGCACAAAGCCGAATATTAGGGCTGCGGTGGCTGTGATGCGGGTTTTCATGTCGGTGGTTTCCTGTGGGTAAAAGTATTTCATGGAGTTTCAGGTTGCCTGAATGGGTTAGTAATCGCGCTCAATGATGTTGGTGTGGTAGTGCCGTACCATTTTGTGCCATGCGTTTTGCTTTTGCTGCTCGTCTTGTTGGGTTTGGATTTCGCGGGTGGTTTGGGCGGTGATGCAGCGGTCGGTTAGCTCGCGCAGGCTAATGTCTTGCTCGTCGCCGTTGAGGTAGCGGGCGATGTAGCCCAGCAGGCTGTTGAGTTCGTTGTTGGGGGTGTATTCAACCAAAATATCGGCGGCTTCATCATCGGGCAGGGCTTGCGTCCAGTCGCAGAGTTGTTCGTCGCCGCTGGATAGGTCGGCATCTACTTGTTGGATGGCTTGGCTTAATTGGTTGTTGTATAGGGCGTTGTTTGGGGCGGCGTGCATTTTGTTCTCCTTGGGGGCTTGCGCCCCCCTTTGGCTTAGTAGCCCATCCAGCTTTCTACTCGGAACAGGGCGATTTCTAGGGCTTTGGCTTCTGCTGCGGCGCGGCTTTTGCCTTGTTTGGTTATCATGTAGTCCACTGATTCGTTGAATTTGTTGCGGATGTGGGCTTTAACATCTTTGAGCAGCTTTTTTTGGCTTTCGCTCTCGCTTTTGGCTTTCATGCGGCGGATGGCGTTGGCAAGTTGTTGTTTGGCGGTTTGAGGTTTCATTTCGTTCTCCTTAGGGCATCCCGCGCATAAAGTTGTATTGGGCGCGGGCTTGGTTGCGGGTTTGTTTGGGTTGGGGTTGATAATCTTGCTTAGGCTGTTTGAGTTGCTCTTTGTGCTGCTCAATCTTGGCTAGGGCTTCGGCTAGGGTCATTTTTGTTGCTTCCTGTGTTTTGTTGCGATGGGTGTATTAAACACTATGTTTAAAACAAAATCAAACAAAATGTTTAAATATTTTGTTTAAAATTTATATCCCATTGTTTTTAAACAAAACAAAGTTTTCACAAGGCGCAAAAAAAAACCCCCCCCCTCCCGCGGGGGGGGACAAAAAAACCCCACACGGCGGGGGGCCAAGGCGCACCAATATCAATTTTTCGCCTGAATTATCGTATATCAGCAGTATATCGGGCTGGATATGGCACTCTCTGAAACCTATCCAGTTGCCTGCTAGCGGGTGGTCTAAATATTTTTCAGGCAGCGTGATGCGTTTGGTTAAGCTATGCAACACTTCTGCCCATTCTGCTGTTGCCAATACGAGAAATTGCTTTTTGATGTCGCGCTTAAACTGGCTGCCAAACGCTATTTTTAAATCACTCACCGGCTAGCTCCTGCATGGCTTGCATGGCTTCTGCTAGCGTGTAGGTTTGCGCGGTTGGGTTATTGCGCTCGGCTATGGCTTCTTCTAATGCGCGGGTGGTTACGGCATTGGGGATTTTGCCCGCTTTATAGGCAAGTGATAGCGGCAAGGCTTGGGTGTCGGCAATTTGGTTTAAAAACAGCTTGACTGCTTGGGCGGGGGTTAAGCCATAGCTTTCTATAATAGGGAAAGCGCGTTCTTTTAGGCTTTCGTCCATGCGGATATTGAAGTTGATGCTCATGGTGTTTTCCTTGTGTTAAATTGCAAGCAATAATAAAGCTATTGTTTGCTTTTCGCAAGCAGGTTACAAAAACCCGCCCTAAAAAGGGCGGCAGTATGTCGGATTTTCCGACACACTCAGTTGTCAAAATTTCTTTGACAAATGAATTTATCTCTAATTCTTTGCTTTCAAAAATGTTTTTTAGATGATAGCTAATGCTTTGTTTGCTGGTTTCAAAAATCTCTGCAATCGCCTGCTGGCTCGCCCAAACGGTTTCATCTTGGACAATAACTTGTATTTTTATTTTTCCATCTAGCCCTGCATAAAATAAAAAATGGCTTTTTTGGGGGCTGGTATTCATTTTTATTCCTATCGTTTGCGGTAAAGCGTATTGGATTGTAAACAGTTTGGCTATTTGCAAGCAAGGATTTGTGGGCCTATTGTGTTTGTTTTTGTTAATCAATGGGTTGTTTTGAAAAATGGCGGAATTTGCGGGGTTTGGAGCCTGCGAAAAAACCACCACATGGGCGGTTTTCTGATTTTCGTCAAAGAAAATTTGATAACTTTAAGCTGCTATTTCTTGATAATCGCGCAGGTACTCTGCTTCGGCTACGTCTTCTTCAAAGTTAAGCGATAACTGGATGTTGCTCCCTTTTTTCTCGTTACATACATCCACATCGGTTTTTAGCTGGAAACAATCGCCTACAATTTGTTGGCGGCGTTGCGAAAATGCTTTTTTAAAGTGTTCAATAGGAACATTGGGGTCGTCTAAATCTGCCCATAATGTTTGTTGTTTACCATTTTGACTTTGCTTGACTGCGTGCTTGGCACGGTATCGCTTGCCTGTGTGGTCTGTTCTGATTTCTTCGCGAAAATGTCGCGAAAAGGCTTCGGCAGTTATTTTGATTTCATCTTGTAGATTAGGGCGATACAAACCGTTATCTAATGCCCAGCCTGCTAAATCATGGGTATCAATGATGCCATCTGCAATACCTTTGGCTTGCTTGTATTGCTCAACAATACGGTTTAATTCATCTTTTTTTGCACTCATATTTTAATCTCCGTTCACTAAATCCCAGCCATCATAAGTTGCACCATTAAGGACGAATTGACGAATAGGGACAAGGTGTTTGCGTAGTTGTTGATATTTGCCTGTGCGGTTATGCAACTGTCCAACCACTAATCCTGTGTGAATTTTGTTTACGCCTGCAAAAGCAATAATTTTTTTCTCTGCAAAAATATAAGCTCCTGCGCGAATGATATAGCTGTCAAGTTTTGCTGTGGGTACGCAAAAATTGGCAGCGGCTTCATTGGCGCGTTGTTCTTCCACCGGCAATGCTTCGCTTGGTATGCCTAAATCTTCATCAAGAATAGGCATATTTTGCCCATCTCCATTTAAGACGTGTTCTAATTCGTGGCGCAAGGTAAACCAAAAATTATCTATGCGGTCGTATCGCAAGGTAAGCGCAATAACGGGCGTTTGGCTGTCCAACCAAAAGCAGGCTGCATCTAACTTGCTATTGGGTAGGCTCTCTATTACTACAAATTTAATGCCGCTTTCTGATAGTATTTTAGGAACGTGGCGGATTTCTTCGGGTGATAGCAATAAGGCGGATAATTTTTCAATTGCTAATTTGGCTGCCTGTTTGCTAAATTTTCCTGTTATTTGGCTTTGGGCAAGCTGCTTGGCTTTATGTAGCCAAGCTATATTAGTTATGCTGATGCTTTGATGATAGGCGGCGGCATTTTGTTTGGCTGCAAATTGGAAAGTGCTGGGTTGTTGAATGTCGCTGATTTGAAAAAATGCTTTAACAGCAGCTTCCAAATCATCCAGCGTTTGCCCTGCATGTATCCAGCCACGCTTAATCATGTCCTTAATGGGGTAGTTCTGATACAAAATAGCACGACGAGAAATGTCGGCGTATTTGTCTTGCTCAATTTGGGAGAGTTGGTAACGAGCTTGCCAATTTAGCCATGTTTCGGCTGAAATATTGAATGCTTGGGCTAATTGCATAGCTGTATCTGGGGTGATGCCTAGCTTCCCTGTGATAATTTGGTTGATGGTTTTTTGTGGGCGGCAAATAATGTCGGCAAGGTCGCCTTGCGTCCAGTTGCGAGCAGCAAGCTCTGCTTTAAGTAGTGCGCCAGCATGGATGGGTTCGGCTGGCAATAGCTGCTGATTGTTCATAATGTTTCCACGATGTTGATTACATGAATTTTGTCGTCTGTTATTTCTAAATATAAACGGCGTTTTGGGTCTATTTTGATGCTTGGTGGCTGCCCGGAAAAATCTAGAAACTTGGCAGCCTTTAAATCTGCTGGGCTGTTGGCAGCACATAAATAGTTCACGACAAGGCGATAGGCTTGTGTGGCTTTAATGCCCATATCATCTTGAAAGTATTTATCTTGAAACAGCATACGCAAATAGTCGGTCTTAAAATCTACCTGCATTTCCTTTTCCTATTTTCCCAAAAATAACGGTTTGTGTAAATCTGTTATTTTGCTAATCCAACACGCTCCACCAAAACACGCGCCCGATGATGCGGATGTCTTCGCCATCTACTATTTCGTCCTCGTAGTTTTCGTTTTCGCTGCGGATGCGGACTTTGTTGCCCGGCAAACGGGAAAGGTATTTCACGCGGAATAATTCGCCATGTTGGAAGGCGTAGATTTTGCCGTCCCTGATGTTTTCTATCCCCTTATCTACGGCAATGGTGGCGTATTCTGGTATGCGCGGCTCCATGCTGTCGCCTGTGAGCGTGCAGCAGATTACGTTGTCTGGCATGATGCCTTTGCGGTGTAGCGTGGCTTTGCCAAAAGGCAGCCTGAAACCGTTGTAGTCGGGGATTTCAAACGAGCCATCGCCGCCCCTAAGTTCTGTTTCTTTTAAAAACGGCGCGAATACATAATCATCTTCGGGCAGCGGGGTGTTGCTGCTCCATAGCATCGGGCGGTGGATGTCGTGCAGTTCGTTGATGCGCGGGGCGAAGTTGGCGGGGTTTGGGGAGGCGGTGGTGATGGGGTACATCTCGCCTTGCCCTGTTTCTAGCCAAATGGCTGATACGCCTAATTTTTTCTGTGCCAGCAACATCCCATTTTTAGAGATGCCACGCGCTTCCCAGTTTTTCACAACTTGCGGGGTTTGACCTAATGCGCGGGCAAGTGCGGATTGCCCTGCAACTTCTTTTTCTGCGGCTGCTTCATATAGCCGCTCCATTGTCTTATCCATAATCAAATCTCCGTTTTTCAAACCTTAATTCTCGTACATTTAAACAAATTGTTCTTAAACAAATATTTGACTTTTGTTTAAACATGGTGTTTAATTTATGCCTTGTTACCACATGGAAGTAAACAAAATGAACGACAAACAACTGATTGAACAGTTGGGTGGCTCAACAAAGGTTGCGGAAATGCTTGGTTTTAAGGGCGTAAATGGCGCACGACGTGTAAATAACTGGAAAAAACGCGGCATCCCTGCGCAAGTGAAATTAGACAACCCTAAATTATTTCCACATACGCCTGTTAAGCCATGACTGAATTATCCCCACTCCAACAAGAAAACGCCCGCAAGAACGAACGCGCGATATTGCACGCGCTTGCGGTGGTATCGCAAAAGCGAGTAGCCGAGCTATCGGGCATTTCGGAAACAAGATTAAGCCGCCTGAAAGATGGCGATTTGGAGAAGTATTGCGCGGCTTTGGCTGCGCTGGATTTGAAGCTAGTGCCTGCTGATGCTGCGATTGTTACCCGCGCGGAACGTAAGTTTATGGCGGAGAAGATGGTTGAGCATTATCAGGCGATAGCGGATGAAGATTAAGTTCTTGAGAAGAGAATTTCATGTTTACACATAGGACAAACCAGATATTCGGACGAAATGGTTTCATCGCCAAACGCCGCAAAGCAGCGCGTCTCTTTTTGCAAGATGGATTTTTTGCCATTGCTCATGCAGTTTGTGCAAATGTCGTGCGCGGGAGTGTGGTCGTTTCTCGTTGGTTGGTAGCGATACACAAAGCCACCCATTGGCAATTGGTGCAAAACATAACGCTTAAATTGAGTTTTTTGCTCGCGGATGTTTCGCATTTCTTTTTCCAACTCGGCATGACGATTTGTGATGTCCGTATAGGCATCGCGCAAAGAAAACAGGCTGTTTTGCAAATCAAGGATGATTGAATTGAGTTCAATGGTTTTCTGCTGAATTTGGCTTGTATCTTTGATTTCTTGGATGGTTTTAATGATTTCAAGACTGGATTTGATAGCTGATGTGGCTGATAGAAATTCAGGCAGCATGGTTTTATCCGTGGCAGGTTGTTGTGTGGAAACTCAATCGTAGCACGGATTTGGCAAAGCGGAATAGACGCTTGGCGGCTCGGACAGACGGGCATTTTTAGGAGACTGATATGACTAAAAAGCAAAAAGCCTTATCCAAAAAGGACAAGGCGATGATTAAGAAAACTCTTTTAAAAAAAGTAGTCAAAGTTGATACCGAAATGGAAACAGACTTTGTTTCAAGACTAGTCGCAGCAATGAAGCAAATCAATCAGGCTTAGAGGAACGAATAGACGCTAATTCTTTCGTAAGCGTTTGAACAAAAGCCGAAAGATGCTTGGCTTGTGTGTTGGCTGTCTTTTCGCTGGGAATAAGTAGCGTTGAGTTGTTTTCCAAAATGAGTTTGGTTAGTTCTAGCGCGTCTTTGTATGCGTGCACATTCATAGCTTCCCCTTTCCGTGGGAAAGGTTGGTAGGACTTCCATTTTACCACGATGACAAAGCGGAACAGGCGCTTGACGGCGGGAGAGACCGCAAAGAAAAAGCCCACGCGGTAAACGTGGACTCAATGTAACGAAGATTTGATGGAGATTTGATTATGACCGAATTGTTTACTCTCGTCAATCGCCCCGTAGCGGGGCAGGCGCAACAAACGGTAAACGCGCGTGAGCTTCATGCGTTTTTGGAAAGCAAACAGGAATTTTCAAACTGGATAAAAAATCGCATTGAAGATTACGGCTTTTTAGACGGCGTGGACTTTTTGACAAATTTATCAAAAACCCAAGGCAGACCGCGCATTGACTACTTTTTGTCGCTAGACATGGCAAAAGAACTCTCAATGGTGGAGCGCAACGCCAAAGGCAAGCAGGCGCGGCAGTATTTTATTGACTGCGAGAAACGGCTTTCAGGCAGCCTGAAAGTTGATTTTAACGACCCTTTGCAGGCAGCCAAGGCGTTTATTGAAGCGGAAACGGCGCGGCGCGATGCGGAGCGTAAGTTGCAGATTGCGGGCGGGGCTTTAACCCGTTTGGGGGCAGCCAAAGGCTCGCAATGCTTACGCGAAAGCGCAAAGCTGTTGAAGTGGCAGCAAACGCCTTTTATTGATTGGCTGCTGGTTAAAAAGATGCTGTTTCGCGATGCGGGCAAGCGGTTGTGTGTGTATCAGGAATATTTGGGGCGTGGCTGGTTTGAATATCGGACCGATGAGAAAAACGGGCACGCATTTAAGCAAGTGATGGTTACGCCGTTGGGCTTGCAGAAGCTGGCGCAGAAGTTGGAAATAAAGGAAGCGGTATGAATTTCTACGCTTTTCATATTAACGATTTTCGTGGGGCAACGTGGCATTTATCCAACCTTGCCCGTTATGTGTATCGGCTGTTGATTGATATGTATTACGACACGGAAGCGGCGTTAAGCAAGGATTTAGATGTGTTGGCGCACAAATGCAGCCTGAAAACCGATGATGAGAAACAGGCGTTGCAAGATGTGTTGAAAGAATTTTTTACGCTGAAAAATGGCAAGTGGCATCACGCGCGCATTGATAAGGAAATTCATGCTTACCGTTGGGCGCACCGTAACGAAAACCGTAACGCTAATAGTAACGACCGTAACGAAATAGTAACGCAGCGTAACGCGAGCAGTAACGATGACCGTAACGATACCGTAACGAACAGTAACGCGGATAGTAACGAAACCGTAACGCAGCGTAACGAGCCTTTGAGTAACGCGGAGCGTCAAAAACGGGTGCGTGATGAGCATAAAAAATTGTGCGCGGAATTATCCAATCTTGGCATTTCTTTTGATAAATCAATGAGTTTAACGGGTTTGCGTTCTTTGCTGGATAAGGCGCGTAACGATTTGCGTAACGAAAACCGTAACGCTAATAGTAACGACCGTAACGAAATAGTAACGCAGCGTAACGCGAGCAGTAACGATGACCGTAACGATACCGTAACGAACAGTAACGCTGAATTTTACGTAGAACCAGTAACCATAAACCATAAACCAATATCTTCGTCATCTACCGCGCGCGAGGATTTTGCGATGTTTGCCACTTGGCAACCTGAAAGCCAAGACTGGGCGCGAATGGTGCAGCGGGCGATGTTGCCCAACTGGGATTTGACGACCTACGGCGCATTGCTGGCGGAATTTGTGGGCTACTGGCAAAGCCGTGATGATGCGAAAAACCAAGCAGGCTGGGAACACAAGTTTTTGCAAAGCTTGATTGCTGCCAAAAATCGCGGCGCGTTTTCGGTGCAGCCTGCTATCAACCATGCTGTCCTGCCTGAACGCAAAATCAGCGCAACGGCGCAATCGGCGGCGTGTTTGCGCGCGGCAAAAGAAGCGGTGCTATCAGGGAAAGTGATTACGCCGTTGCCCATTGGCGTGTTTGGCGCGATGACGGATGGGCTGTTGGAGCTTTTGGGCTGTGGTTTAGCCTATCCGCCCGCTGCCGATGCGTGGGACGTTACGCTGGCTTCGTGGGGCAAGGAGTTTGCGCGGTTACAACTTGCCGATGACGATACGGCGCGGGTGGGAACTGCGTTTGCGAACGCGAAACGCAATGCGCTGGCGGGCGAGAAGCGGTTTCCCAACGTGCAGGAAGTGTTGGGCTGCTTGCCAATGCGTTTGCGCGAGCGGATTGAATTGAAAGAAACGCCCGAAGCGTGGGCGGTGCGGCGACAGGCGGGTTTAACCCAAACTTCGCGCATTTTGGAAAATTTGAAAGGGGTGCGCCATGCCGTCTGAAATTTGTCTCAACTGCCAACACGCCGACTTTCGCGCGGCAGCGGATTACTGGGGTTGGAAATCGGCATCGGTGGTATGCAAAAAGGGCGAGCCGTGGCGGTTTATTCCCTGCCACAGCGAATGCAGCAATGGGCGGTTTCAGGCTGCCCCGGATGATGTGATTGCCAAGCGCAAGGCGTATGTGGAGCGGTTAAATGGATGAATACAAGCAACTCTGCCTTGAATATTACCAACGCCGCGCGGATGAATTGCAACAGCGTTGGATGAATGCGAAAAGCGAAGCAGAAGCCGCCAAGATTGCGTTGGATTTGGAACCGTTGATGAATTATTTGGCGAAAAGTGATCGCCCAAAGGTAGCCTGAAAGGGGAAGTATGAAATATTACGAAGGTTGGAATTTTGTTATTTGGCATGGAAAGATGATTAAAGCATGGAAACGAAAACTTGGTACATCGGCATAGACACAGGCGTTAAAACAGGTTTTGCCTATTGCCTAGACGGCAAATTAACCAACGTGCTAACCCTGCCCATTCATCGCGCCATGAGCGAAGTGCGCCACGCGCTTTCAGGCTGCATCAGGGACGGCGACAAGCTGCATATCGTGGTGGAGGATGCGCGCAAGCGCAAATGGTTTGGCAGCAAGGGGCATGAAGCCCTACAAGGCGCCGGCAGCGTGAAACGCGATGCCAAGATTTGGGAAGATTATTTGCGCGACTTGCAGCAGCAGTATCCCAACGTAATCAGTTTTGAGATGGTGTCGCCCGCCGCCAACCGCACCAAACTGTCCAAAGAAGCGTTTGCCCGATTGACCGGCTGGACGGAGCGCAGCAGCGAGCATGGACGCGATGCGGCGATGTTGGTGTGGGGGCGCAGATGAACGAACGCAAATTCCGCCTGCAAGTGTCCAACCAGCGCCCTTTGTTTGAAAACTTGTACAAAAACATTGTTCCCGAGCTGCTGGCGGCGCACGGCGATTTGGAAATCACAATACGCCCCTACAAAGCCAAACGCAGCTATGAGCAAAACCGCCGCTTGTGGAGCTTGTATAACCAAATTGCCGAGCAGGTTTGGCTGGACGGGCGGCGATACGGCGCAGATATGTGGCACGAGTATTTTAAACAGCAGTTTATCGGCTGCGACGAGCGGGTGTTGCCCAATGGCGAAATCCAAAAAATCGGATTATCAACAACCAAGCTGAACACGCAACAGATGGCGGATTACCAAACGCGGATTGAAGCATGGGCAGCAGAGCAAGGAGTGATTTTTGAATACTGATAAAGATTTTCAGGCGTGGGTGCGGCGGCAGCCAAGTTGCATTTCAGGCTGCTTTTCGGAGTGGATAGACGGCGAAGGGCGGTGTGAATTTGCCCATGTGCGCCGCGTGTCAGGCGGCAGCGGCGTGGGCATCAAGCCGTTGTTTTCGGGTGTGCCGCTAACGCACAAGGAACACGCCATGCAGCATCAGTATGGCGAGGCGTATGTGTTGGCGGCAAATGGGATTGCTACCGAGGATGCAGTGACTTGGTTTGAAGCGATGGCGGATGAGTATTGGGAACGTTGGAGAAAGGAACGGAATGTATCGTAATTTGGATGAGTGCCTGAAAGATGTGTACCGCTTCGGCGCATTGCGTATCGAGCCGATGGGCAACACGGCGCAAATTTGCCACTGGGTGGAGAACAAAGGGGTAAGCCGTGGTGGCGGTCACGGAATGACGCAGCATGACTGGCACGCCAATGCCGCCATGATACAGGCAAGGGTGGAGCGGCTGCTGAACCATTTAGAGCTTTGTGCCGTAGAAGCCCAATACGGCAGCAATTTTAGCCATATCGTGGATTTAAGCAGCTATATCCTAGATCAGCAGCGAGGCATTCCCTTGTTGCTTTGTGATGCCCTGTTGTCGCATATTTTTTCAGGTAGTCCTAAGCAGGCGCAAATACAAGACAGATTTGATATTGCTCGCGTAACGTTGTGGCGGAAAAAGAAACAGGTTGGAGGAATTGTGGCCGGACTGCTTGATAGCGCCATTTGCAAATTGGAACCGGAGTTTAGGCAAGTCGGGATTATTGAGTAGTTTGCGATTGTGTGGCTATACTGTGTAAAATAACGCGCCACAACAACAGAAGCGTGATTCACCAACGAAAACGCATGAGGCCATTTCTCCATCGGTTCGGCAGTGTAATACTTCAGGTAATGCCGAAGAGTACAAGCCAGTGAGTGATGATGAGCGTAAACAGGTAGATAGTTTATTTTAGGAGACGAAAGATGAAAAAAACATTATTGGCTATCTTCTTATGTGCGGTAATAACACCGTTGTTTGCTGATGGGTATGGCTCGCGTAAGTTAAATATAGATATTTATCCAAACCCAAAATTTGCTATGTATGGGGATTCAGGGCTGATGAGCTCAACGGTCTCTTCTATGAGAAGAAATACTATTTCAGGGACAAATAGTTTAATTCAATCTGAATGTGCCACTATTGCGGATTGGTTTTTGCCCTATGTATATCAAACCAGAAAGGCTGAAATGGAAGGGAGGTTATCTTCTATTGAGGCTTCATCAAATATTTTTAGAGGGGCGATGAATACAATGCAAAGCATATCCGAAGGTACGCCTTTCCCTCTCGGTGTAGATTCATATAGAACACTCGACGCTCTAGTAAATGAGCAGTTAAAGATGGGGAGTTCGGAGGGTAATGCTGTGAGATATGCAAAAAATATTTGCGTTCATGAGCTGAATCCAGGGAAGTACAGACTTCTATTCTCCTCTTTCCCTAAGGCGGGTGGGAGTTTTATTCCAGATCTAACAGGGTTAGATGATAGCCGCAAATCACATGGTGCAATTCTTCCGCTGATTTCGCTAACAGCGCCAGAGGACTCAACCTTTACGTCTCCTAGAGACTTAGGTAGATTCAAGTTATCTGCGCAGGAAATTATGGTAATCCATGCACTAATTGCAGATGATATAAAGACTAATTTAGAAAACCAAGGAAAAGATAACTGGATTACCTATAAATATTTAGTAGACAGAAAAAAAGACGATTTTAATAGATTTCTAAGGAATGGCGGTGCTAATGAAGATTATCTTGTGCTTATTCGTGCCGTTAAAGTAATGAATAACATAACATACTTCTCTGAGGATAACACAGAAATAACAGATGCCTTTTTAAACAGTGCTTTTGATAAAGTTCAGGCTCTTTCTCCGGAGGAATTCAAAAATAATTTAAATGCAGCATTATCTCGTTGAAATAAATTGGCTACTGGTATTTGCAGGTGGGCATCTATCGCAACACGAGCAGGCTCTTGGTTGTTTTGCGCTTGACAGAATGAAACACTTTTGGTATAAATATGCTATGTTTCGGAGAAAGTTGCGAATTGGCAATTTTCTCCTTTATTTTTGGCAGCCTGCAGGCTGCCTTTTGCATTTCAGAAAGCCCGATATGGATAAAGTGAAACGCCCAGTCGGGCGACCGACAACATACAGTCAAGAAACAGCAGATAAAATCTGCGAACTGATCGCCCGTGGCATGAGCTTACGGGCGATTTGTTCATCTGCCGATATGCCGGCGGGCGGAACGGTACACCGCTGGTTGGCGGAACACCAAGATTTTCAGGAGCAATACGCGCGTGCGCGCGAGGAACAGGCGGACGGTTTCGCCGACGAGATTATCGATATTGCCGACTCTGTCGCCCCTGAAACAGGGGAAGTGGCAAAAGCAAAGCTGCAAATCGATGCCCGCAAGTGGAAGGCAGCCAAGCTTGCGCCGAAGAAGTACGGTGAGAAGCTGGAACTGGATGCCGATATGCGCGTGAAGGTAGAGACCCGCTCGCTGGAAGATATTTTCAAGTAAGCCTATGGCCAATCCGTATTTCAAGCCGATTATCCGCAAGGCGCGTTACAAGGTGCTGTATGGCGGGCGCGGTAGCGGGAAATCGTATTTCTTGGCGGAATTGGCGGTGGAAGTATCGCGCCGCATCGGAACGGTCATTTTATGTGCCCGTGAGTTTCAAGGCTCGCTGGACGATTCGGTCTATCAGCTATTGATTGAGACCATCGAACGCTTGGGCTATACGGATGAATTCGACATCCTGAAATCCACCATCACCCATAAAGGCACGGGCGCGAAGTTCGTGTTTTACGGCATCAAGAACAACGTTACCAAAATCAAATCGATTCAGGGTGTCGGCGTGTGCTGGGTGGAGGAAGCCGAAGCGGTAACGAAGAACTCTTGGGATGTGCTGATACCGTCCATCCGTGGCGATAAGAACGCGGAAATATGGATCAGTTTCAACCCGAAAAACATTCTGGACGACACCTATCAGCGGTTCATCGTCCACCCGCCCAAAGACAGCATTGTCTTGAAGGCCAACTACGACATCAACCCGCATTTTGCCGATACGCCGTTACTGGCCGATATGCTCGAATGCAAAGAGCGGGATGAAGACCTTTACCGCCACATCTGGCTGGGCGAGCCGGTGGCCGACAGCGAACTGGCGATTATCAAGCCAAGCTGGATTGAAGCCGCCATTGATGCGCATGAAAAACTGGGCTTCTCAGCCGCAGGCCGGCGCATTCTTGGCTTTGACGTGGCCGATGAAGGCGATGATGCCAACGCCACTGTATTGCGGCACGGCTCGGTCGTAACCGACATGCAGCAATGGCGCGGGCAGGACGTGATTTATTCCGCCGACAAGGTTTACCTGTATGCCCAAGAGCAGGATATTGACCGTATTGTGTACGACAACATCGGCGTGGGTGCCGGTGTGAAGGCGCAGTTTCGGCGCAAGAACGGCCAGGTGCAGACGCTAGGCTTCAATGCCGGCGGTGCGGTGTACAAGCCTGATGCCAAATACACCGACGACAAGAAAAACCGTGACATGTTCGCCAACATCAAGGCGCAGGCATGGTGGATGGTGCGCGACCGCTTCTACAAGACGTGGCGTGCCGTCCATCACGGGGACAGTTACCCCGAAGACCAACTTATCAGCCTTTCAAGCAGCCTGCACGAATTGGATTACCTGACTGCCGAATTGAGCCGCCCGCAAGTGGATTACGACCAAAACGGGCGTGTGAAGGCAGAGAGTAAGAAAGACATGAAAAAGCGCGGCATTCCCAGTCCGAACCGGGCGGATGCGCTGGTCATGGCCTTCGCCCCTGTACAAGGCGGACTGAACATCAACCCCAAGATATTGAGCGGACTATGAGCAAAAAGAAAAAACACACCGACAAAGCCATGCGCCGCGCCCTGCAAAGGCTGCCTGAAAAGCAGCCTGCATCATACAGCTTGGATTTCCCAGCCCTGCCGGACGGCGTGAAGCCAAACGGCCTGGCGATGGACAGCAGCCCCTTAGGAAACTTCGGGGCTGATTGCTTTTTCGGCACCGGATTTATCGGCTATCCGCGCTTGGCCGAGTTGGCGCAGATTTCCGAATACCGCAGCGTGAGCGAAACCATCGCCAATGAAATGACCCGCCAATGGATAGAAATCAAATCCGTAGGCGAAGAAGACAACAGCGAGGCCATCAAACAGATTGAGGAATGCTACGAGCGGCTGAACGTGCGCGGCGTGTTCCGTAAGGCCATTGAAACAGACGGCTTATTCGGACGCGGCCAGATATTGGTGCAAATCAAAGACCACGATGGCAAATTGGCCAATCCTCTGCTCTTGACCGAAAAAACCATTGCCAAAGGCAGCCTGAAAGCCTTGGTGAACATCGAACCGATGTGGACGACCCCTGCGCCGTACAACGCCATCGACCCTACCCTGCCCGACTTTTACAAGCCGAAGGCATGGTATGTGATGGCGCAGGAAATCCATGCCAGCCGACTGTTCACCCTGATTTCCCGTCCCGTGCCGGATATGCTCAAGCCCGCCTACAACTTCGGCGGCGTGAGCATGACCCAACTCATGATGCCCTATGTGGAACGCTGGCTGCGTACCGTGGATTCCGTCAGCGACCTGCTGCACAGCTTCTCTTTGTCCGGTATCAAAACCGACATGAGCGCGATACTGAGCGGCAGCGACGACGGCGACACCAACATCATGCTGCGTGCCGAACTGTACAACCGTTTGCGCGACAATCGCGGCTTGATGCTGTTGAGCAAAGACGAAGAAGAGTTCTTCCAGTTCAACACTCCTCTTTCCGGCTTGGATGCACTGCTTGCCCAATCGCAGGAGCAAATGGCCGCACCCAGCCATACGCCGCTGGTGAAGCTGCTCGGCATCACGCCAAGCGGCCTGAATGCCAGCACGGAGGGCGAGATTGCCGTTTACTATGACCACATCCGCGCCATGCAGGAAAACCTGCTGCGCGATCCGCTGGACAAGCTGCTCAAACTGGTGCAACTGCACCTGTTCGGCAAAGTAAACGACAACATCACGTTCGACTTTGTGCCTTTGCATCAGATGAGCGAAACCGAGCTTTCCACCATCCGCAAATCCGACACCGACCGCGACGTGGCCTACATTCAGGCAGGCGTGGTATCGGCAGAGGAAGTGCGCGGACGGCTGGCAAGCGAGCCGGACAGCGGTTACAACGGCATCGACGTGGAAGATGTGCCTGAAATGCCCGATGACGGTTTTTCAGACGGCCTGAACGATGGCGAAGAGGAAGAAGGTGGAGACCCTGCCGACCCAAAGCCTGAACCTGCCCAAGATGCCGAATGGGATGAAAGCAAGCATCCGCGTGCTGAAAATGGGCAGTTCGGGGAAGGAAGTGGGCAGCCTGAAAGACAAGACGGCCAACCCCAAGTAGAGATACCCGAAATTAAGGGTAACGAACTGGGCTTGTGGTCAAGCATGAAGGAGCTGCGCGAGAAAGCCCGGGCGTTCGCACGACAGTTTGTCGGGAAGACTTTTAAAAACCGAGAAACTGGGCATGAAATCATGGTTTCTATGAGCGGAGTAAAACACACCATCGCACACGGAAATGACGGGTTGATTAAAACCATCCCGATTATTCCGGATATGTTGCAGGCTGCGCATTTTCTTCACGCAGAGAAGCCAAAGATTGCAGACAGTAATGTTCTCGAAGTTGAGAAATATTCGGCAGACGTGGCGATTGAAGGGGAAGTAAGGCGGATGCTGATTACTGTGAAACACCAAACAGACGGCAGACGTTATTACGACCACGGGTTTTGGGTAGACAAATGAAAAAGGCAACGTTTAATCTACGGTATATCGCCAGTTGCTAAGACTGGGTTATTGAACCGCCGTTGCCTTGGGGAGCGGCATTTTCTTCAGGCCAGCATCTTAGCGCGTTCATATTACGCCACCTCTTTGCCTGTACAAATACCGCTTGATTCCATTGTATGCCAGCCACTCGTCGAAAGCAAGCCATGAAGTTATCCGCCCCGTCCGATAAAGACATCATCCTCAAGCCGATACAGCCCAACCTAGGCGTAGAGGCTGCTTACCGCAAAAGCCTGAAAAAGCTGTTGCGTGAAATGCGCGCCGACGTGCAGGGCTTGCTTGAACGGCACTATCCGAAAGGCATCGCCCAAGACGGCTTGTTCGACGGCTTGCAGGCTGCTTTATCCGCCCTGTTGCGTTATTGGCTGGCACGGCTGGACAAACTCGCCCCACAAATCGCCGAGGTATTTGCCAACCAAAGCGCAAACCACACAGAGAGAGCCTTTCAGACGGTCTTACGGGAGGCGGGCTTTACCGTCCGGTTCCGTACCACAGCGCAGCAGCAAACCGCCTTGCAGGCCGTATTGGGCGGCAACGTCTCGCTTATCCGCTCCATCGGCCAGCAATACTTGAACCGCGTGGAAGAAAGCGTATGGCGCAGCGTGAATGCAGGCTACGACATGGCGCAACTAACCCGCGAACTGCGCAAGGATTACGGCATCAGCGAACGCCGCGCCGCCTTTATCGCGCGTGACCAAACCAACAAAGCAAAAGCGGCTATTGAAAAGGCACGGCGGCAGGAATTGGGCATCACGGAAGCTATATGGATGCACTCCCATGCAGGCAAAGAACCGCGCCCAAGCCATGTTGCCGCCAACGGCAAACGGTTCGACGTGAGCAAAGGCATGTATCTGGACGGCAAATGGGTGCAGCCCGGAACCGAGCCAAATTGCAGATGCACCAGCCGTGCCGTGATTAAAGGATTCAACACATGACAGAGAAAACCATACTCGCCCAAGACCGCTCCCTGCGCTCCTACGACCAAGACGGCAGGCTGCACGTTGAAAGCTCCAACATCAGCAAGGCCGCGGTAAATCCTTACTACGGCAGCGAAATCCCCAATTACCAACAACTGGGGCTTGAGCCGAAAAAGGTTTACTACCTGCTGCGGGACCCTGAAGAGTTGGAAAAGGCCGCGCCGACCTTCAACAACCTGCCGTTGTTGAGCAAGCACATTCCCGTTTCTGCCGACGAACCGCAGAAAGAAGTGATTGCCGGCACGACCGGTAGCGATACCGTGTTTGAAGACGGCTACCTGAAATGTTCGCTGGCCGTGTGGGATGCTGAGGCGATTGCCGGTATTGAGAGCGGTGAGCAGGTGGAGCTATCCAGTGCGTATCACTACACCGCAGACATGACCGCAGGCGAATTTGAAGGCAGGCATTACGACGGCGTGATGCGCGATATTGTCGGAAACCATGTAGCCCTTGTCGATGTGGGTCGGGCGGGGCGTGATGTTGTAGTAAGCGATGCAGACCCATTTTGTGAAAGGAAAACCATGAAACTGAAAGCAGGCGCGAAAGCGCGTATTCAGGAAGCCGTGCAGCCTTTATTGGCGCAGGATGCTGAATTGAGCCCTGATGAACTGTTGCAGGTCATCGGCTCGCTCACCAACGAAGTGCAGACGGCGGAGGACGACGGCGAAGATTTGCCGCCCGAAAACGTCGAGAATGTCGGCACGGACGAAGACGAGCCGGAGGACGGCGAAAATAACCCCGCCCCCGCCGAGCCGGAAGAACCCGCCGAAGACGAAGAGCCGGAAAAACCCGAAGACGGCGCACCCAAGCCCGCACAAGATGCCGCCATTTCCAAAATGGCGATGGATGCGGCCATCAAGCGTGCCGTGGAAGCCGAACGGAAACGTTCGCAGGCTTTGGCAACGGCACAGCGCGAAGTGGCGCACATTGTCGGCGATGTGGCGATGGATAATGCGGCGGATGTGTACAAGTTCGCGCTGGAACAGAGCGGCATTGACGTAACTGGCATACATCCCTCCGCCTACCGCGCCATGGTCGGCATGTTGGGCAAACCCAAACAGCCGATGGCGCAAGATGCGGCCAAAACCGCCGAACAGTTCCCCGGTTTATCACGAATCAGAAAGGCTTAAACCATGTCATTCCAAAAAGTAGTCAAACCTTATCAAGCCCCCGCCGTTGCGGGGGATTTTGCTGCCCACAACCCGAACGCTTCCATGCTGGCGGGTGAAGGCGCACTCGTCAGCGGCACGGACGGCGTAACCGTCGGCGTGTTTGCTTGGGCGGATGCCGAGGGCAAAGTGTCCAACAAGAAAACTGCCGACGCACGCATCGGCTTTGTCCACCGCGAACAACAGGCCAGCATCACCGCCTATCTGGCGGAACACGGCAACCAAATCCTGCCCGGCCAAATCATTACGCTGGCCGTAGCAGGCGACTTCTGGGCGCATTTCCCTGCCGGTGCCGATATCGGGCAGAACGTGTTTGCCAAAGACGCCGACGGCACATTGAAAGCATCTGCCGCCGCCACCGAAACCGGCCACACCCTGACCAGCTTCAAAGTGGCTTCCAAAGCCGCAGCGGGCGAACTGGCCAAAATCACCACATGGGAGTAACGATTAAATGAATACCTTGCAACAACTCGAACGCGATGCCGGCATCGTCTTTATGGGCGGCGGCAAAAAGCTGATGAACGAACAGGTGCAGGCTGCTTTGGCGATGGATGCGCAGCCCGCGCTGACCACCGCCGGCAACAGCGGCATTCCCGCATGGATGCTGACCTATGTCGATCCGAAGCTGATTGAAGTCGCCCTTCAGCCGATGAAGGCCGCCGAAATCTTCGGCGAAGTGAAAAAAGGCGATTGGACGACCGAAACCGCCATGTTCATGCTGGTAGAGCCTACCGGCGAAGTCTCCAGCTACGGCGACTACAACAACAACGGCGTGAGCGGTGCCAACGTCAATTTCCCGCAACGCCAAAGCTACCATTACCAAGTGTTCACCCGCTGGGGCGAACGCGAAGTGGCACGCGCAGGCGAAGCGAAAATTGACTATGTAAACCGCGTCAATCAGGCCAGCGTGAATGCCTTGAACCGCTTCCAGAACAAATCCTATCTGTTCGGTATCAAAGGTTTGCAGAACTACGGCATCCTCAACGATCCGAGCCTGCCGGCCGCTACCGCTGCCACCCAAACATGGGCAACCGCCACCGGCGAGCAAGTGTACGAATCCATCCGCAAGCTGTTCCAAAAACTGTTGCAGCAGACCGGCGGCCTGATTGATATGAACACGCCGCTCCTGCTGGTGTGCAGCCCGACTGCCAGCGTTGAACTGACCAAAACCAACCAGTACAACGTCAATGTTACCGACCAGCTGAAAAAGAACTTCCCCAACCTGCGCATCGAAACCGTGCCGGAATACTCCGCCGCATCGGGCGAAATGGTGCAGTTGATTGTGGAAGAGTTGGACGGCCAGCGCACGTTGGAATGCGGTTTCACCGAAAAACTGCGTGCGCACAACATGGTTTTGGAAGCCTCCAGCATCAAGCAGAAGAAATCGCAGGGCACATGGGGCGCGATTATCTATCGCCCATTCTGCATTGCTTCCATGACGGTGAGCTAAGTGCAGGCTGCTTGAAAACAAGCTTGCGAGTTTCTGCGAAGCTAAAAACAAGGCTGTCTATTTTCAGGCAGCCTTTTTCATGCCCGCATCTGCGGGCTTTTTTATTGGAGAATCTAAATGGCAAAACAAAAAACTGTAACTGTTGGCTGCAAACTGCCCAACGGACTGATTATCGAAGTGGGCGGCCAGTCGGTAGAACTGAACGGCGCCAATGCCTCAAACATCATCGGCGGCCACGGCATCACTTACGATGTGGACGCCGACCTGTTCAATGCCTGGATGGAAGCGCACCAAGACCGCGACATGGTGAAAAACGGCTTCATTTTCGCCCATGAAGATGCTAAGAACACCAAAGCCGAAGCGCGGGAAAAGACCGACAATGAAACCAAGTTGGAAGCCATCAAGCCGGATGACAAGGCCAATGGTGTAAGTACCGCCAAGGAAGACTAACCATGCCCGCCGTCGTCTTTGATAAAGCACGGTTTCAGGCAGCCTATCCCGAAGTACAGGCCACAGATGCACAGCTTGAAATGTGGTTCACGCAGGCCGAAAGCCTGCTGGACAACACCGACCACAGCATCGTGAAAAAGCTGGAAGAGCGCGAAGTGCTGCTGTTCCTGCTGGTGCGCCATTTCGCCGCGCTGGCTGAACGTGCCGCACAGGGCGGATTGGTGGGGCGCATTGCTTCGGCCACCGAAGGCAGCGTTTCCGTGAGCGCGGATATGGGTGCTGTGGGCAGCAATGCCGCTTGGTATCTGCAAACGCCTTACGGCGCGACCTACTGGCAGCTTACCGCCAAATACCGCCGTTTCCGCTATGTATTGGGAGGCTGTTATGCGCGGCGGCGATAAATTCAGGCAGCGGTTGGCCGAACTGGCCGCGCAGGCAACAACGACCAAGGTGCGCGTCGGCATCATCGAGCAGGCAAACTACGACGGCTCGGACGGAGAAAGCGTGGCACAAGTGGCCTTTTGGAATGAATACGGCACGGCAACCATTCCCCCACGCCCGTTTTTCCGCAATACCATTGCCGAGCATAAGGACGAATGGCCGAAGCAGGCTGCCGCACTAATGGAAGCCAACGGCGGCGATGTGCGGCAAACCTTGGAATTGATGGGCAGAGGCGTAAAGGGGCAGATTGTGGAAACTATCCAAGACTTCCGCGAACCGCCCAACGCCGCCGCGACCGTGAAGCAAAAAGGCTTTGATAAGCCGTTGATTGACACGGGAACGTTGTGGCGAAGTATTGATTACGAGGTAACGGACGAATGAACCTGAGAGCCATCGCCAACGGCGCGATTACATCCGTCAATCCCAACCTGCCCGCCGTGCTAAAACTCAATGATGGCTACACCACCGATGCAACGGGAAAACGGAAATCAGGCTACAGCGAGCATCCCGTAACCGTGCAGACCCAAACCCTAAGTACGCAGGATTTATCCTTGTTTGAAGGATTGGCGCAGCAAGGGACGTTGCTGTATGCCTATGTCACCGGCCAATTCCACGGACTGCGGCGACAGGATGGTAAAGGCGCGGATAAGCTGGTATTCGCGGCCTACGGCGAAACCGAAACGACAGAATGGCTGGTGAAACAGGTGGTGGAAAGCTGGCCGGATTGGTGCAAGGTGCTGTTATGGCGGCAACATTAGACGATATTTACACCGAAGTCCGGGCAATGCTGCTCGGGCTTTTTTCGTGCGAAGTGGTGCGCGGATACAGCAACAACGTACCGTTGCCCAAGCCGCCGTTTGTGGTGATGAACATCCTGAACGAAGCCGCCGCTGCCACCAACGAACACGCTTACGCCGCAGCGGATGAAACCGCTGCCGTATCGCGCCAATCCGAAATACAGATGCAGCTTGATTTCTACGGCGAAGGCGCGGGGCAGATGGCGCAGAAAACCGTTTTGCTGTGGCGCGATTTTTACGCCTGCGAACGGCTGAAATCCTGCCAGCCGCTGTATGCCGACCCCGCACGCTTCATGCCGCTCACCAACGAAGAGAGCGAATACGAAGAACGCTGGATGACTACCGTGCATCTGGCCTATGCGCCGCAGGCAGAACGCCCGCAGCAGTTTGTAAACGCTTTTGATTTAACCCTGATCCAACCGTAAAGGATATATCCATGTTCCAATCTATTCCGGCAAGTAAAATCGTCAGTGTAAACCCCGCCGTGCTCAGTTCCGGCGGCTCTCCCCTGTCGATGAACGCCGTCTTTTTGAGCAAAAACGAAAACCTGCCCACTGGCCGGCATACCGCGTTCCCCGATGCTTCGGCAGTCGGCGAATTTTTCGGCTTGGCCAGCGAAGAGTTTAAAGCCGCGCAGGTGTATTTTAAAGGCTTCGACAATTCGCACATCAAGCCGGGCACGCTGTATTTCTACCCCTACAACGTCGGCAAGGAAGCTGCCTATCTGCGCGGCGCAAGCGTGAAAAGCATGAGCCTTGCCGCCCTGAAAAAACTTTCGGGCAATCTGAAAGTGAACATCGACGGCAGCGACAAGAGCGGCGACAACATCAGCTTGGCGGCCGCCACCAGCTTTTCCGATGCCGCCGACAAAATCGGTACGGCCATCAATGCCGCCGTACAGTTTGACGAGCAGTTGCAAGCGTTTGAAATCGTTTCCGCCATCCAAGGCAAGGCTTCAGAAATCGGCTTTGCCACCGGCACACTGGCCGAAGCCCTGAACCTGACCGAAGCCAAAGGCGCAATCATTTCCAGAGGCAACGACGGCGACAGCGCGGAAACCGTAATGGAAGGCGTGGTTCAGTCCACTTTGAATTTTGCCACCTTTACCACCGTGTTCGAGCCGGAACTGGCCGACAAGCTGGCCTTGTCCAAATGGAGCAACGCGCAGAACAACCGCTTCCTCTATGCCGCATGGGGTAAAGAAGCTGCCGCGCTGCAAACCGGCAACACTACCTGTTTGGGCGCACAACTGAAAGCCGCCGCCTACGACGGCACCGCCCCGATTTACGGCGGGTTGGACAAAGCCGCTTTCCTGTGCGGTGCGATTGCCTCCATTGATTTCACCGAAACACAAGGGCGCATCACGCTGGCGTTCAAAAACCAATCCGGCTTGAGCGTGGACGTGGACAACGCCGCCGATGCCGACAACCTGAAAGAAAACGGCTACAACTACTACGGCGCATGGGCAACTGCCAACGACCGCTTCACCTTCCTTTATCCCGGCCAAATGCCCAGCAAATGGAAGTGGATTGACGCTTATGTGAACCAAATCCGCCTCAACAGCCAGCTTCAGCTTGCCCTGATGACCCTGCTCACTTCGGCCAAGGCCGTGCCGTACAACGCCGTCGGTATCGCCTTGCAGCGCGCAGCCTGCCAAGACCCGATTAACGAGGCCTTGAACTTCGGCAGCATCCAGCCGGGCGTGCCGTTGAGCGAACAGCAACGCGCCCTGATCAACAACGAAGCGCGTGTCGATGCCGCCGCCAAGATTGAAAGCACCGGTTATTTCCTGCTGATTCAGAACGCTTCGGCGCAGACACGCGGCAACCGCCAATCCATGCCGATGAAGCTGTGGTACACCGACGGCGGCAGCGTGCACAACATCAATCTTGGCTCAATCAACGTTCAGTAAACCCGTGCAGGCTGCCCAACAATTCAGGTAGCCTCTTTGCAAAGGAAAATATATGCAAACCGTATCAGACCGCACCCTAACCGCCGCCAACAGCATCCTGCTGATGCGCGTGAAAGGCTTTAACGACAACTTCGTACAGATTGAAGGCTACGCTGCCGACAATGCCTTCGACTTCGGTCAAGGCAAAATCGGCGAAACCATGATGGGCGTGGACGGCCAACAGTCCGGCGGCTTCACGCCCTACGAAGTGGACTTCAACATCCAGCTTGCCCCCACCAGCAAATCACGCGACTACTTCGACCAATTCACCAACGACATCCTGCAACGTCAGGAAACGCGCATGGTGGAATTTTCGGTTGAGATTTCCGCCGTGAAAAAACGCTACACCGCCACCGGCTTCTTGGTGGAAGTTCCGGGCGGCACAACCGCCAAGAAAACGCTGGAATCTGTAACCTACTCGTTCCGCATCGTGGTGAAACCGGAGGAAATCTGAAATGGCGTTGAAAACCAAGCAAATCACGATTGAAAACGGGCGCGATAAAGGCCGCGTGTTCCTGATTACCGAAATGAGCGCCGCCCATGCCGACTACTGGGCAATGCGCGCCCTTTTGGCCTTGGCCAACAGCGGCGTGGATTTAGGCGGCATCACCCCGCAGCAAGGGATGATCGGCATGGTGGGGGCGACGTTGGGCGCATTGGGCAAAGTCAAACCTGAAGATGCCATCCCGCTCTTGAACGAACTGCTGGACTGCGTGCAAATCATCCCCGAAGGCGGCCAGCCGCGCCCGCTAAATATGGATTTCAACGACGTGGAAGACTTCACGACCCTGTGGCGGTTGCGGAAGGAGGTGTTTGCATTGCATACCGATTTTTTGCAACACGCCTTTGGCCTGACCTCGGCATCGGGCGGGGAAGAGGAAGCCGGCAACAAGGCTACCTGAACCTGACCCAAACCATCGGTGCGCTGGTTTCCTCCCGTATATGCAGCCTGCACGAACTGCAAACCGTGTATGGGCTGGAAGATGCCTTTAACCTGCTCGAAATCGTCAATACCGATGCCTTCAACAAGGCACAACAGGCTACCTGAAAAGTTTTAGGCAGCCTTTTTTAGGAATCGCTATGGCAACAGTAATTGATACCCTGTTTATGGAATTGGGCATTGACTCGTCCAAATTCAGCCGGGAAGCCAAGCAGGCAGTCTCCAAATTGGACGACATGACCGAGGCATTCGAGAAGGCAGAAGCAAAAACGGGCAAATCCGGCAAAGGGTTGGACAAACACGCTGAAAAGGTCAAACAGAACGTCAAGCAGGCCAAAAACCTTACCGAAGCAATGGGAAAGGTAGCAAAAGGCGCTGCCGCGCTCTTTGCCCTCGTTACTGGCTCAAATGCGCTGGATAAGCTAATTCGGGAAACCACCGAAGCCAACGTACAGCTAGATAACCTCTCGCGCAATATCGGCATGAGCCGTAACCAGCTCCAAGCATGGGGCGGCATGGCTGAAATGGCGGGTGGTCAGGCCGATGCCATGAGAGGCAGTTTGGCTGGGCTGAGCATGAGCATTACCCGGCTCACCACCATGGGCGACACATCCATGGTTCCGTTCTTCAATGCTTTCGGCGTGGCTTTGCTTAATGCTGACGGTAAAGCACGCGACCTTGACAGCATCATGCTGGATCTAGCCGACCGCTTTTCCAAAATGGACAGGGTGCAGGCCTACAATCTGGCTAAAAGCATGGGCTTGGATGATGGCACTATCAACACATTGCTGCTTGGACGTGCCGAAATGGAAAAGATGCTGGCCTTACAAGACCGGCTCTATCGCTCCGGCGAGAAAGAAATTGCCGTCAGCCGAGAACTGACCCGCTCCCGCGCCTATCTCAACCAGCAATGGGATGCGCTGAAAAACATGATTGCCGATGCGCTCGCCCCACATCTGCTGCGCCTGGTAAAACTGGTCAGCAGCTTTGCCGATTATCTGATGCGCAACGAAAACACCATGAAGCACGTTTTCGAGGGCTTGGCTTTTGTGCTGGGCGTGGTGCTGATTCCCGTGCTGTGGTCGGCAGTAACGGCGCTGTATGCCTTTATTGCCCCGTTCGCGCTGGCCGCCGCTGCCGTGGCTGCTCTGGGTGCGGCGTTCGTGCTGCTTTATGACGATTACAAAACTTGGGCGGAAGGCGGTAAGAGCCTATTCGACTGGGGGACGTTTACCGGCTACATCAAAACATCGAAAGTATCGGTGGATAGCCTTACTAAAGGCTTCACCTATCTGCTCACCGGATACACATCATGGGCGGAAGCTGGGAAGAATTTGTTTGATTGGCTGCGCCTGAAGGGGTTTATCGATGAAAACGGGGTATCCTTGCGCTCGCTGGCCAACGGTTTCAAAAGCCTTGCCAACGACATCTACCAATTCGTTGCTCCCGCATTGGAAGACCTGGGCGAAATCTTCGATGCCCTGATGAACCGCGATTACAACCGCGCTTGGACGGCGGCAAAACGCTTGGCCATGCGCCCGGTAAACTTTGCATTGGATGTGACACAGAGCGCGGCAGAACGGGTTGCCGGTGCGGTAGACCACGCTACCAGCCATACACCGGGGGCTGAGGGCTCGGCACAAGAGGCAATAAGAAACGTAAATAGGATGGCGAAGCAAGCGGTTTTAAGCACCAGTCAAACTGCAGTCCGCGCCTCACAGGAAACATCCCGTGCTGCCCAATATGCGATGGAAAAAGCCCTGCCTGCCAGCGCAGGTAAATGCGCCCTGTATGTGAACAACTCCCTACGCGCCCAAGGAATCAAGGTAAACGGCCACGGCAAAGATGTGGCAAGCAACCTTATCCGCAGCGGACAAGGCTTCCAGCAGGTCAAATACGATGCCAATTATGTACCGCAAGACGGCGATGTGATGAGTATTGACCATGGGCGGCACGGCTACGGCCATGTGGCGATTTATCACGCAGCATCGGGAAAGTGGATATCGGATTTCGTGCAGCACAAGACGCGAGGCAACACCGCCGCCACCAACGACGCCGATTTCCGCGCCATCCAAGAAGGCCGTGCCAGGGTAACAATTGCTCGTCGCAGCGCGCCTGCTAGCTCTCGGCAATCTGCATTAGCTTCTGCCCCGTCTGCTATGGTACGCGATTACGGCGGCTATCAGAAAGTCGGCGGCAGCCGGGCATGGCGCAACAACAATGCGGGCAATTTGCGCTACGGCAGCCTTTCCCGGCAATACGGCGCTATCGGCAAAGACCGCGACGGCTTCGCCATCTTCGCCACAGAGGAACAAGGACACCGCGCCAAGGAAAGACTACTGTTTGAAAGCGACGCCTACCGCAACCTGACCTTGACACAGGCGATTGCCAAGTACGCCCCACCCAATGAAAACAACACTGCAGCCTACCAACGTGCCGTATTGTCCGCAACAGGCGGGCGCAATATCCTGATGAAGGATGCGACACCTGCCATGCGGCAGGCGGTTATGCAGGAAATGCTCCAGCGGGAAGGTTGGAAAGAAGGTGAAATCCGCCGCACCATAAACCAACCTATCGGCGGCCAAGCCGTGGCCGACAACGCCCAGCGCGGTTTGCAGTCTATGCAACAAGGCGCTGTCGCCCGACAACAGGCGCAGCAGATTACCAACAACAGCAATATGCAGTTCGCCATCAATGGCGGTATTCATGTACAATCTTCGGCCAGCACTATAGACGGCACGATGGAGGATGCCTCTGTCGCCGCCCGTAACAGGCTGGTGCAGATTGTGCCAGCAATGGTTTAAGGTATTGATAATGAAAAATTTATTCCTATTCATGGTTTTGGCCGCGCCCGTTTTCTCATTCGCCGCCCCATGCCAAAATGCAAAAAATGTCGTTGATTTTGAGACCTGCGCCTCTAGACAAGAAGATGCTGCCATGAGAACCTTAACTTCCACCTATCGTAGAGCTTTGGCAAAAGTCAGACAGGATGCTGATGGGATGGATTACGAAAGCATTAGTCCCACCAACCGCCTTATTGAGTCGCAAAGAAAGTGGTGGGAGATGAAAGACTTTGAGTGTCAGAACGAGATGTGGAACTTCGGCTCAACAGGACCGGGCGCTGTATCTCTATGCAGAAGGGAAAAGATACTGCTGAGGGAACGTGAGTTGAGACAGCTCTATCTGAAATAAAGAAACAATGGAAATGCCGTCTGAATAATCAGGCGGCATTTTTTATGGGGATAAATAATGGCTTGGAACTCAATTGGCATTCCAAATATTCCCAAGTTGCCGAGAAACGTGGGCGGCGCACTGATTAAGTTCGGTGGCGCGGCCTTAATCAATGCTGTTTTCGGCAACTACTGGGGCATTTTCGGACAAAACGGCATTCCGCTGTTGTTGTCGGATAATGTAACGTCAGTCAAACACCAAAACACCTCCAAAGTGTCCAATGCGCCTGTTGAACGCGGTTCGTTCGCCAGCTACAACAAGGTGGGCGACCCGTTCACGGTAACGGTGCAGATGAGCAAGGGCAGCGGCGGCGTGTTTATGCGCGGCGCGTTTCTCGCCCTGTTGGATGTGTTGGCCAACAGCACGGATTTATTTTTGGTCATCACGCCCGAAGCAGTGTATCCGAACATGGCGATAACGGGTTATGACTATGCCCGTGAAGCATCGGACGGGGCACGGCTGTTAAAGGTCAATATCCATTTGGCCGAAGTGCGGCAGGTGGAAGTGAAATACACCAAAACCAAGCCGGACGGCGCACAGGCGCAAGCGGATGGAGGCAAGGTGCAGCCCAAGCCGATACAAAACAACGAATCCATAGCTTCAAAACTGTACGGAGCGGCCAGCAAAAAATGGAATGAAGGCGTCAATGCCATCAAAAAGGGCTTTGGGCTGGAATAAAAAAACGAAACCCCGCAGGGCGGCAACTCTGCGGGGTTTCTGTATTTAACCCTTAATGGGCAAGGATTAAACAATGTATGAAGTATAAACGAAAACACAGATTAAGGGTAGGTGGGAAAATGAGTAAACATGGAGCAGATAAGGCCGGCTTGGTGCTGGCTTGTGGGATTGCGCTATCGGCGGTAATTTCGGCAGTAGCACTGTTGGTCTGGGCTTTGAAATAAGGCAGCCTGAAAATGATTTACCAAATCCCCCTCAAGCCCGTCCCGGTGCAGAAAGTAAGCGCCACACTGGGCGGGCAGGAAGTAACCGTATCGCTGCTGCCGCGATTGGGCAAGCTGTATGCCACTGTGTCGGCAGATGGGCGCGTGCTGATACGCGAACGGGTATGCCTGCATGGGATGCAGCTGGTTGGCGAGGCTTATCGCGGCTTTCGCGGCGAGCTTTATTTAGTCGATACCGTAGGCAGCCTAGACCCGCAATGGCAGGAACTGGGCAGCCGTTTTATTTTGGTGTACCGCGATGAGCATTAAAGAGAAAATCCTGCGTGTCAGCATCAAGCTAGGGCAGGAAAAAGACGTATGGGATGCGAAAGGCAACGATACGCTGGTTGTCGAAGGTTTGCGCACCTCCTGCCAAATCAACTACGGCAACGGCGCGGTGATGCCGTCCGCCCGCATCAAAGTGTACGGCTTGAAGCTGGACAGCATCATGAAACTGCTCCGAGTGAAATGGAACACCGAGCAGGCAATGATGAACTTGGTGCAGGTGGAGGCAGGCGAGCAAGGCGACCTGAGCGTGGTTTATACCGGCAATATCACGTTTGCCTACCCCGAAATGGGCGGCGCGCCGGATATTTGCCTGGTTATCGAGAGCCACACTGCCGTTTTGTGGCAACTGAAACCCGCCGAAGCGGTCAGCCACGAAGGCGAAACCGATGTGGCAAAGGCCATCGAAGCCATTTGCAAACGCATGGGCAGGCGTTTTGAGAACAACGGCGTAAAGGCCAAAATCAGCAACCAGTATTTGGACAATACCGAATTGGTCAAAATACAGCAGATTGCCGCCCATGCCAATATAGACGTGTACATCGACAACGAAACCGTCGCCATTACACCCAAGGGGCAGCCGCGCATGATTGACGTACCCATCGTCAGCCCGACCACCGGACTAATCGGCTACCCGATACCCGATTTGCAAGGCGTGAAACTGCAATGCCTGTACGACAAAGCCCTGCGCTTCGGCGGACTGATTGAGGTTGCAGGCAGCCTGATTGAACAATGCAACGGCAGATGGCGCGTATTCGGGCTGTCGCTGGACTTGGAAAGCCAAACGCCGGGCGGCAAATGGCTGGCCGACATCAAAGCCGCCAATGTGGAGGATACAAATGCCAAAGTCGCAACAAAATAATTGGGCGCAATACCGCCCCGAACAGGCACAAGGCGGCGCGGGGGAAATCGGTGCAATCGTGTCGGGCATTGTCTCGCGCATCCAAACCGTAACGCTGGTGCGCGTGGTCAAAACCAAATCGGGCGGACTTGCCCCTGTCGGTCTGGTGGACGTGCAGCCATTGGTTGCCCAAATCAGCGGCGACGGCACAGTTACGCCGCACGGCATCATCTACAACGTGCCGTATTTCCGTTTGCAAGGTGGTGGCAACGCCGTGATTATCGACCCAGAACCGGGCGACATCGGCATGTGCGGCTTTTGCAGCCGCGATATATCCAGCGTCAAACAAAACAAAGCGCCGTCCGCTCCGCAAAGCAGGCGGCGTTTCGATTATTCGGACGGCCTGTATTTCGGCGGATTCCTGAACGGCACGCCCAAGCAGTATATCCATTTTAAGGACGGCGGCATCAAGCTGTTTTCCCCCGGCGATATTGAGATGGAGGCGGCCAATATCCGCCTGAACGCCAAAGGCGGTGTAAGCAGTACATCGCAAACCTTTCAGGCCAACACCCAAACCACGGCGCAATTTACGGGTGGCGGCGGGATTTCTGCCGACGGCGACGTGAAAGCTAAAGACATCAGCCTGCTCAATCACCCACATTCAGGGGTGCAGAGCGGCAACGACCAATCAGGCAAACCGGTGGCAACATGAATACTCTCTATCTTGACCCGCAAAGCTGGGATTTGGTCTTGGATACAGCAGGCAATATCGCGCTGGCCAAAGACCCCTACGCCAAAGCGCAGGATGTGGCTTCGGCGTGCCGCCTGTTTGCGGGCGAACTGTATTACGACACAGAAAAGGGCATCCCCTATTTTGAAGAAATGCTGGGTAAAAAACAGTCGTTCGCGCTATATCGGCATCGGTTGGTGCAGGCTGCTTTGTCCGTCCCCGGCGTGGTGGCGGCAGACGTGGCCGCCGAACTGCGCGACGGGCGCGTGCTTTCAGGCAGCCTGAAATTTACCGACGACGCCCAAAAACAATATGAGGTAACGCTATGAGCAGTCATGTCCCACCCATTCGCTTCACGCCGCAGGGCTTGCAGATTCCGACCGAAACCGAAGTGCTGAACGGCGTGTTGGCCGACTTCAACGATGCTTTCGGCGGCGGTTTGAACTTGAATCTGGAAACGCCGCAGGGGCAGCTTGCCTCTTCGCTGGCGGCCGTGATTGCCGACAAAAACAACGTGATTGCCGAACTGGTCAATCAAATCCACCCAGAATACGCCGAAGGGGTGATGCAGGACGCGATTGCCCAAATCTACTTCTTGCAGCGCAAACCCGCCACCGATTCGGCGGTGGTATGTGAGTTTGTCGGTCTGCCCGGCACACAGATTCCGCAGGGATTCATCGTGCAGGATGCCGCGGGCAACCAATGGGCGTTGCAGCAGGAAATCGGCATTCCCATCAGCGGCAAAGTCAGCGGCACGCTTATTGCCGCCGGGCAGATTGAAGCCCCCGCCCACAGTGTGAACGTTATTTATCAAGCCTTGGTGGGGCTGGACAGGGTGGACAATCCTCGCCCTGCCGTTCCCGGTCGGGCGGAAGAGAGCCGCGCCGAATTCGCCGAACGCAGGCAGCGCAGTGTCGCCATCAATGCCCACGGAACACCGCAGGCGGTGTATGCCAACGTTTTTGCGCTGGACGGGGTGCGTGATGTGTACGTCATCGACAACCCGAAAGGCCAAAGCGTGCAGGCCGGCGCGACCAACTACACCCTCAAGCCGCACAGCATTTATGTGGCGGCGGTGGGCGGGGATGATACGGCAGTGGCAGAAGCCGTGCTGCGCTACGCAGGCAGCGGCTGCGATTTCAACGGCAACACCGAAATCACGGTGTACGACCATAGCTACAACGACCCGAAGCCCGCCTATCAGGTCGCCTTCATGCGCCCGAACGAGTTACCGGTGTATTTCCGCATCAAAATTGAGCGTGGGGCGTTCATTGGTGCGGATGCTGCCATTAAGCAGGCCGTTATCAATGCCTTCAAGGGGCGCATCGGCGCGAACCTGTATGCCATCGGCTACGTTGCCCCCGTAGTGAAGGCTGTACCGAATGTGCATGTGTTAGACGTGGAAATCGGTTTGTCGGCCGGCAGTATGGGCAATTCCGTGTCTGTCGGCATCGACCAAACGCCCGTTGTCCGTGCTGAAAATATCGAAGTGGTGAGCGTATGATAGACGTCAAGGAAACCGTTATCAGTCAATACGCCAACAGCCCGACAATTTGCCGCCTAATCAGTCGCTTTGACGACTGCATCGACCCGCGCACAGACAAACAGCGGTTTTACGATACCGTGTGGAACGTATCCACCGCACAAGGCTTCGGGCTGGATATTTGGGGCGCGATTGTCGGCATTGGGCGGGAAGTCATGATTAGCGCACAAGACGAATACATCGGCTTTGCACAGGGCTTTACCCCGTTTGATAACGGCGTATGGAGTACAGGAGAAGGCTTGGAGCGGCACTATCGCCTGGACGATAACACCTACCGCCGCGTGATTATGCTCAAAGCCATGAGCAACATCATCTACGCCACCGCCCCGCATATCAACCGCCTCTTACGCGAGATGTTCGGCTTGCGCGGGCGGGCGTATTTTGTGAAAAACGGCACGATGGCCGCGCGTTATGTGTTTGAGTTCTACCTCCTGCCTGTTGAACGCGCCATCATCCGACAAAGCGACCTGTTGCCGCGCCCCAGCGGCGTACTGCTGGATTTTTACGAACCGGAGGCAGATAAAACCTTCGGCTATATCGAAGCCAATTTGGCACCCTTCGGCGAGGGTGCTTTTTTTATGGGAGTTTAAACCATGCCGCAACCGAAACTACTATCCAAGCCTTGGGCTTCAGACGGTCTGAAAAATAATATCCCCGCCGAACGCAACGGCGGGCTGGCACAAGAGGCCGCCACCTACGCTGAAGGCTTCCCCAACATCACCATGACGCCGATTTCCGTCGGCGGCAAACCCCCGAGCGGGAAAGACATGAACGGCGTGCTGTATGAAATCAGCGCACATACCGTTTGGCAAAACCAAGGCGGGCGTTACCGCTTCGACCAATCCTTTTGCGACACCATCGGCGGCTACCCCAAAGGCGCAGTTTTGCTAAACGACAAAGGCGATGCCGAATACATCAGCCTGGTAGAGCAAAACCGCATTAACTTCAACACCGAACCTAACAATAAAGCATGGGCAGTATTAAGCCGCACCAGTGATTATCCCGAGCTTGCTGCGCTTAATGCGCTGCTGACGGGCTACACCGCAAACAGCTATTGCCCCAGCGGGCAAATCGGACTGTTTGCGATGGATTACGCCCCGCAGGGCTGGTTAAAAGCCAACGGCGCGGCTGTGTCGCGCACGGTGTATGCCAAGTTGTTTGCCGCGATTGGCACGCGCTTTGGCGCAGGCGATGGGTATAGCACGTTTAACCTGCCTGATTTGCGCGGCGAATTTCCGCGCTTTTGGGACGACGGGCGCGGCATCGACCTCGGGCGGGTGTTCGGCTCGGTGCAGTCGGACAACACCCGCCGCCATATCCACGGTACGGGGATGATGAGCGACACCGACGATGCGGTACTGATTTCGCAGGAGTGGGGCGGCAGCCTGCCTAGGGACGCCCAATTTGCGACGATACAAATCAACGGCACGCTCGACAGCCTGCTGGAAAACCGTTACGACAATCCCGCCCACCGCCGCAACAATATATTCCGCCGCCCGCTCGGCACGGCGGAAAACGAAGCCCTGCCAGATGCCCGCAGCGAGACCCGCCCGCGCAACATTGCTCTGCTGGCATGTATAAAATATTAAAATATTAACAGAGGAACAAAACGATGAGCGATTTACCCAAAACCAAAACCGTGTACCAATTGGACTATCAAAACTGCTTTGTCTGCGCCACTGCGGCCGATGCCGACCCGATGCAGCCCGGCCACTGGCTCATCCCCGCTCGCTGCGTGGAGGTTGCCCCGCCGAAAACGGGCAAAAACCAAGCCGCGCAGTGGCAGCCGGAGAGCCAAACATGGCGCATTATCCCCGACTATCGCGGCCAGACCGTTTGGCGTACCGACGCTTGGCAGTACGACGGCGTCGCCACAGACAAGGTTATTGAGGCGGGCGAACTGCCCGAAGGCCTGACCGCCGTGCCGCCACCCTCCGCCCTGCATACTTGGGACGCAGCCAAAAAAACATGGGTGCTGGACAAGGCCGCCGCCCAAGTCCTCAAAGCCGCGCAGCAGGAAGAGATGTGGACGCGCATCAAGCAAAAACGCCACGACAACCTGCGCGGCGGCGTGTACGTCAAAAGCATCGGCGAATGGCTGCACAGCGACGACGAGAGCCGCGCCCAATACACCTTTATGCGCACCATGCCCACCCTGCCCGAAAAAATGATGTGGAAAACCATGGACAACACCTTTGTCCACATGACCAAAGCACTGCTGGACGAGCTGTCACTGCAACTACTGGCGGACGAGCAGGCCGATTTTGCCAACGCCGAGCGCCACCGCGCCGCCATGCTCAAAGCCGACAATCCCTTGGACTATGACTATTCGGGCGGCTGGACGGCCAATTACGCCACCGCCACCGAACGATAAGGAGGCCGCCATGTCTGCCGATACCGTTTACCTTGCCCTGTACAAAGGCCGCCGCGACGGCGCGTGGTATCAACCCAAAGTCGCCGCCGCACGGTTGAGCGACTGGATAATCCGCACCCTGACCCGCAGCCCGTACAGCCATTGCGAGCTGGCCGTGCTGATTCCGCCGCCTGACGGCGACCCTGATGACCATGCCGTGTTTGACTGCTACTCGTCCAGCATCCGCGACGGCGGCGTGCGGGTAAAAACCATGCCGCTGCCGAGCGAAAAGTGGGATTTAATCCCCGTGCGCGCCACGGAGGCGCAGGTGCATGCGGCCTTTGAAACCACGCGCGGCGCAAAATACGACTGGCTGGGCGCAACGGGTGTGATTGCCCGCTGGCGGCACGATAAGCGCAAATGGTTTTGTAGCGAGTGGTGCGCGGCGGCGTTGGGGGTGCAGTATCCCGACCGATACAGCCCGCAGGCGTTGGCGGATTGGTTGAGACAGCCTGAATAAAAGCCAAAAAATTCAAATAGTGGTTTAAAATCTTGTTTTTATCACCTTTTGGAGAATAAGCATGGAAAACGACGAATTGGTTCGGTTTTTTATTGAACGAGGCGTTATCAGCACTGAAGAACGTGTAAAGGAGCTTGAAAAAAGGGGTTGGGTGAAGGTAACGCCCGATGGATTTAATGATGTCTGCAAGGAGTTTGCGGAGAAAATGAAAGAAAAGTATCCCGAAATAGAGGTGCCAACTTGGGACGATTTTAAAAAGAGTATCGCCCAGCAAAGCAAACAAGATATGTGGGATATGTTGCTAAGAGCATCAGGGCAGAAATCTTAATCATCAAGGCAGCCATTTCCAGGCTGCCTTTTTTTATGGAGAAAAGCATGGATTTAAATGGCAGAAAGGAGCGGCAATGCCAGTAAACACAATCAACACCGCCGCAGCGGTGAACATCAGCGCAATCGGCATCGCGGGGACGTTTTTGGGCATGCCGATTGAAGCGTTGGTGCTGGGCGCGGTGGGCGGTGCGGTGGCACTTGGACGCAGCGAACCGAGCGGACGGCGGCAGGCAGTTTCGGGCTTGATTGCCAGCATGATGTTGGCGGGGACGGCATCGCCGTTGGTGGTGGAGATGGGCGCGCATTATCTGCATTTGAGTGATGCGTCGCTGCTCAAAGCCTTTGTGCCGTTTGCCATCGGGGCGACGTGGCAATGGTTTTTGCCGAAAATTACGGTTATCGCGGAAGCGTGGTTGCAGAAAATCTTTAAAAAGGGAGACGGGCAATGAACGAATTTTTGGACATGCTTTGCGGCATGATTATTTTTGTGTATTGCGCGTGCCGTTTGGGTGGACGTTGCTGGCGTTGGCATGATTTGGAATTTTGGGCGCATTTAGTGCTGATTGGCAGCGCGGTGGCGATTGTGGCGCGGCGTGAGGATGCGTCGTTGGAGGCGGTGCTGTTCCGCTTGGGCGTGGGGGGCGATTTT